GCGGTTGCCCAGCAGATTGCAGACACAACCGAACAGTTGGCTCCTCTGTTGACACCGCCACAGCAGCCTGACCCGCTTGTTGCTATCCGCCAGCAGGAACTGGAGAACGATACGCAAGAGATTCAGCGCAAGGCGATGAACGACGCGATGGACTTCCAGATTGACCAAGCCCGTCTGATGCAGGCGTATGAGTTGGCGCAACAACGTCAGAAGTTGCAAGAGCAAATTGCCGACGACCGCAACTTGGTTAACGTGTACCGTATTGACACACAAGCTGATTTGAAGAGAGGCCAGTGATATGTGGACAGCACTTATTGGACCTATATCGTCACTGGCAGGCTCATTTATTGAGGGCCAGGTTTCCAAGCAAAAGGCGAAAGCAACTCTCGCTCAGACTGAAGCAGAGGCGAAAGCCGAAGTTCTGAAGACTGCCGCCACCCACGACAGTAAGTGGGAACTGATCATGGCAGAGGGCACTAAGGGTTCGTGGAAAGACGAACTGGTGACCGTTGTCATTCTAATACCTGTTATAATGGTGTTCATTCCGGGGATGGAAGACATAGTGAAGAACGGGTTCGAGAGACTCAACGAACTCCCGTCGTGGTATCAGACGTTACTTTTCTTAGTGTGCGGGGCGGCACTGGGCATCAAGGGGCTTGATAAGTTAAGAAAACGCTGATTCGTTAACATAAGAAAGGGCATATGTTAAAATGGTATTCGATCATTCACAGCGTACAACAGAAGAACAAGCGAGAAAGAACCGTGGCAGAGCTAACAATGGAAAGATTTCTCAAGTGGAAGATACTGCCCCGCTTGATGATGATTATGATGTCAATATCCGCTTGGCGGGTAGTGGAGTGGTTTATGACTTTGCCCGATCCGACGGCGCAACAGGCAGCACTGGTTAGTGTTGTATCTGGTGCGATGACCGGGGCTTTTGCAGTCTGGCTCAACCACGAGAAATAGTGTAGGATAGGACCATGACACGGATTAAACAATTTGCTAACGATCTTGGTATTCCATACGGTACTGCGAAGAACCTGATTATGGAAGGTCGTCGGCGCAAGGACAAAGGCTCAGATATCATGCGTAGATATAAAGACGGTGGCTCTAACAAAATTCCAACTCCTCGTCCAAGACCCAAGCCAGGGGACATGAACGAGATGGTGCCGTTTGACCGTGAGGCATATGAAAAAGCCTTAGAAGCGGAAGAAAGACTGGAGAAGTATATGAAGACTGCTCCGGGCAAGCAAGCCAAGCTGAAGCGTCGTGGCGATGATGAGAAGGTTGTCAAGGCAGCTTCCGGTAAGTATCAGTCACATGGTGCTGGTTGCGGCTGCGATATGTGCGGCGGTGGCGACATGGTTCGTGGTATGGGCAAAGCCTACATGGGTAACCCAAGAGCAGCAAAGATCAGATAATGGTTGATCCTTATGAAGCAGAATTAGCAGAACAGGCTGCTAGTGGCGGTTCCGGCTCAACGCTGGAAGGTGGCTTCAATTTTTCTTCGTCTAGTTCTTCAAGGGATGACGATGACATTTATGTCCCAGGACAAGGGATCAATCTCACAAAAGCAGTACAACAAGAGTATGTGCCCGGTCAGGGCTTTACATTTTCTATGTCCTCTGCTTCAGATCTTGCTCGTCAAGACAGGCTTTCTCGATTTGGTGGGGGGGATTATCAGAGCAGCCCTGAGTATCAGAAGTTTGTTGAGGCTACGGGTGTCACTCCTCAGAACCCCTATGGGAACAACAGCCTGTTTGCGGGTATCTTTGGCGCAGAAAATATTAACTACAATTTAGACCCCAAACAATCTCAGGCCTTGATAGACATTGCCTTTGACCGTTACACGGACTTTGAGGCGCAGCCTGAGTATGCACAGAAAACAAAGTTTGGTGGTTTTGGCAGTCCGACTGGTGAAGTAACGGCGCAAGGTGTAGTTCGTCCGCAGGTAACTCCAATGTCTACTCGTGAAATGGGGGGCCGTGCTTTGGCTTCTGCTCTCGGGTTGGGTTTGTTTTCAGCAATGGTTCCGGGCGGCAATGTTGGATACGCTCCTACAGGCGCGCCGGGTTATGACCCGCGTCTGGATCCAACCGAGAACCCAGCACTGAGAACAGGCATGCTTTCTGGTGTAGCTGACTTTTTGACAGGTGGTGCTGGTACAGCTGTTGCTGATAAAACTCAACAGGGTATTACAACACTTACGGATCAGGTTCGTGACTTTTTCACTCCCGATAACGAACAAGTAATTAAAGGTCAGATGAGATGAAGATTGAAATCAAACTGATTCCAGACGGCATGGATCTGGCAAAAGAAATTCAGGACGGTACACCTGTAGATCAGATGCAGGATGCGTGTCCCGTTGCAACACAGGACGTTGAGACTAACGAAGAGAACCAGCGTTTTGCAATCAAGGACCATCAGTACGGTCCAGCGATTAACCCGGAGGAAAGCTGCGGTGTATGCGCAGCGTACAACATCAGTCCTGAAATGCAGCAGTGCATGAAGGACGAATCTGGCGAAGTGGGCTATTGCCAGTCATTGAAGTTTATGTGTTCAGCATCTAACTCATGCGCTGTCTTTGCTCCCGGCGGACCAATGACAGGCATGGATGATTAATGGATATCATAGATTTTATCTCAAAATATCAAAAAGTCTTGAACAATCGTATAGAAGACATTAGTCTGTCTATAACCAGTGGTGGTATTTCCGATATGGAGGACTACCGCGCAAGAGTCGGTGAAGTACAGGGTGTCACCTTTGCTCTTGATGAACTGAAGGCCCTGCTGATAAAGGCAAAGTATATCAATGACGTTGATAGTACCTGAGTATATTCACGCACAACGTGAAGCCAAGAAGAAGGCCGAAGAGGCCGCAAAGAAAAAATCCCTTACAGAACGAATTCCACAGCCCACCGGATGGCGACTGCTTGTCATGCCGTACATGGGTCGTGAGAAGACCGAAGGTGGGATCTACGTTCCTGATCAGTCGAGAGAGCGCGAGGCTCGTGCAACTGTCGTAGCTTATGTGGTTAAGGTAGGCCCGTTGGCGTATCAAGACCCTGATAAGTTCGGCGGCGAAGCCTGGTGTAAAGAAGGCGATTGGGTGTGTATTGGACGCTACGCTGGTTCTCGTTTTCAAATCGAGGGTGGCGAAGTGAGAATTATCAATGACGACGAAGTCATTGCAACCATCGTTGACCCTGACGATATCAAAACGTATGGAGCGGCATAATGTCCACCGACGCATTGCAGCAAGAAGCTGAAGAAAAAGAAATCGAAATCGTAGAGGCTGAAGAACAGGAAGAGGCGCAAGCCGCACCAGAAGAAGCTGAAGAGCAGCCACAGGCCGCTAACGAAGAAGAGCTTCAAGAGTATTCTAAAAATGTTCAGCAGCGGATTAGCAAATTAACTAAGAAGTATCGGGACGAAGAGGCGCAGCGTATTGCTGCGATTGAGTTTGCCGAGTCTGTTAAGAAGCAGAACGATGAACTTAAAGCGCGTCTTGATGCTTTGGACCAGTCCTACACCAGCGAGTTTGGCACACGGGTTGATTCCCAGATTGAAGCTGCCAAGCAAGCGTATCAAAAGGCGTATGACGATGGCGACGCTGAAGCAATGTTTGAGGCTCAAAAGAATTTGAGCAAGCTGGCTTTGGATCAAGCGCAACTTGAACAGGCTAAGAAGCGGCAGGAAACGCGGGCGGAGCAACCCGTCGAACAGCCCGCTGCTCCGCAGCCACAGGCTCAACAGCCAGCGCAACCTGACCCGAAAGCGGAAGCATGGGCGCAGAAAAATGAGTGGTTTGGGGCTGACCAGACTATGACATATGCTGCTTTTGGCGTTCATAGGCAATTAATTGAGGATGAGGGATTTGACCCACAGTCCGATGAGTACTATAATGAACTTGACAATCGCATGAGGAAAGAGTTCCCGCACAAGTTTGCGGCTCCGACCAAAGGTGATTCAGGACCCAGAGTCGCTTCTGCTGAGTCCACGGCCTCACGGTCGAAGTCAACAAAGGGGCGCAGAACAGTCAAGCTGACTCCATCGCAGATAGCGATTGCAAAGCGGTTGAATGTTCCGCTCGAAGAATACGCTAAGTACGTCAAGGAGTAAGACAATGACTGATTCTACAAAAAGAGTTTCACGGGACTCACAAACTCGTGCAAAGTCCACACGGCGGAAGCCGTGGGCACCCCCTTCCAAGCTGGAAGCCCCAGAGGCACCAGCAGGGTACACACATCGTTGGATTCGGACCTCTCTTCGGGGGGAAGACGACAAGATGAATGTATCCACTAAAATGCGTGAAGGATGGGAACCTGTTCGTGCTGATGAATATCCTGAGTTGGCGGGGCGTTACCCGACTATTGAGGATGGAACACACGCAGGTGTTATTGGGGTTGGTGGCCTAATGCTGGCGCGAATCCCAGAGGAAACGGTAGAAGAAAGAACTGAATACTTCCGGGAGCTGACCCGCACACAAATGGATGCCGTAGATCAAAACTTGATGAGGGAACAACACCCCTCAATGCCTATTTCTAATGATAGGCAAAGTCGTGTATCATTTGGTGGTAAGGATAATAACTGACCACTCAACCTTCTTAGGAGATAAGTATGGCTAACGTAAATGTTGGTTTTGGCTTGAAGCCACTCTCCCATGTTGACATGGGAACAAATGCATACTTTATCGGCAGCAGTGCTTCTGCGATCTATCAAGGTTCACCAGTTATTGCTACAAACGACGGCACAATTGCCCGTTCTAGCTCTGCTTCTGGCGACACTTTGAAGCTCTTAGGCTCATTTGCTGGCTGTGAGTATGTTTCATCCACAACTGGAAAGAAAGTCTTTTCAAACTACTGGCCTGGTTCAGGTGCGGACACAAACTTCGACATCATCGGATATGTGCACGACAACCCTAATCAGCGTTTTGTAATTTGCACAGACGGCACAATCACTGATCGTGCAACCGCTATTGCAACTATTTTTGAAAACGCAGAGTTCTCTGATCAATCAGGAAAAGGTGCACAGGACGGCAGCACAACAACTGGCATCTCAGCAACACAGTTGGACATTTCAACTGCTGATGCGGCTGACCTCTCACATCCTCTGAAGATCGTAGGTATCTTGGACGATGAAGAGAATCAGGACTTCACCGCTGCCGGTGTTGGCATGATCGTAACCATTAACCACCACGCGCTTACAGCACCTGCCACCGGCGGATCTGCTGAAGGCACAATAGCGTAAGGGAGACCTGAGTAATGGCTATTTCAAGAGCACAACTCGCCAAAGAGCTAGAGCCTGGTCTCAACGCCCTGTTTGGCATGGAATATGGTCGCTACGAAGGCCAGCATTCTGAAATCTTCGACACCGAATCATCAGATCGGGCATTCGAGGAAGAGGTTATGCTGTCAGGCTTCGGCGCGGCTCCGACAAAAGCTGAAGGTTCAGGCGTATCGTTTGACGATGCGAATGAAGCATACACTGCTCGTTACAACCACGAGACAGTTGCTATGGCCTTCTCAATCACTGAAGAAGCTGTAGAAGACAATCTGTATGATCGTCTGGCTTCACGCTATACACGCGCTTTGGCACGTTCTATGGCACACACTAAGCAGGTTAAAGCTGCGGCTATCCTGAACAACGCATTCTCTGCTGGCGCAAATGCTGGTGGCGACGGTGTTGCTCTGTGTGACGCATCACACCCGCTGACATCCGGTGGCACATTCGCCAACGAACCATCAACTGCTGCTGATCTGAACGAAACTTCTCTGGAAGACGCGCTGATCAACATTGCTGGTTTCGTAGATGAGCGTGGCCTGGTAATCGCTCTGCGTGGCATGAAACTGATCGTTCCACGTCAGCTTCAGTTCGTTGCAGAACGTCTGATGGTTTCCAACCTGCGTGTTGGTACAGCCGACAACGATGTAAACGCCATCAAGTCATCAGGCATGCTGCCTGAAGGTTATGTAGTCAACGACTACCTGACAGACACTGATGCGTTCTTCATCAAGACAGACGCTCCAAACGGCTTTAAGCACTTTGAGCGGGCTGCTCTGGCAACCTCAATGGACCCAGACTTCGACACAGGCAACATGCGGTTCAAGGCCCGTGAGCGTTACAGCTTCGGTTTCTCAGACCCACGTTGTGTGTTCGGTTCACCGGGCGCATAAGGTTAAAGACACCTTTTCAAAAGGGCGGGTATTCACCCGCCCTTTTTTATTGTATACTTGGGTATCCCTGACAGCCGCATGGTGCGGCTGACACTAGCCACGACAGGAGTATAAAATGGCTCGTACTACTTTCTCAGGTCCAGTAAAGACAAACACTGCTTTCTGGTTGAACCCAATCACATTCGCAAACCTTCCAACAGCCGCTGCTGCTAACGAAGGCTATATGTACTATGTATCAGACGCATTGAAAGCTTCTGAAACCACAGGTAATGGTACTGGCAACGTGGTGTTTTCAGACGGCTCTAACTGGATTCGTGTAGACACTGGCGCGACTGCTGCTGCTTAATAGGAGGCTATTATGGCTGGTCCAGTAAAAGCCTTTAAGTTTGAACAGGGCGACACAGCCGCGATTGTGGGAGCAGCACGCTCCCGCATTCGCCAAGTTGTGATTTATGCCGCTGCTGCTGGCGCCTTTACGCTAAGAAACGGCTCCGCCTCTGGCGACATTCTGCTTCAGCAGAGTTTCGGCACTGGCAATCATGTTATGAACATTCCTGACGATGGCATCATTGCCACAGACGGATGCTTCGTAGCTGCGTTAACAGGCTCGAACAACGAACTTAACATCTTCTTGTCATAAGGATTTGTTATGCCCCACGAGATACGTTCTATAACCCAAGTTGGTACATCTGAACCATTTGAGTTACAGGTGTCTCGTGGGCAAATTACTGCACACTACCGCCTTCATAAGTTTGGATTTAATCCCTTAATCAACAACACAGAAGAAACCATCTGGGACGTTGGTGGTATATACGCATATCCTTCTTCTGCTGTGAAAATGACGGCAACCAGCACTGATGGTGCAAATGACGAAGATGTCCAAGTAACCATTCAGGGCTTGGATGCTGACTATAATCAGTTGTCAGAAACAGTTACGCTTGATGGCACGGGCGTTGCAGAAACCAGTGGTTTCTTTCTTCGTGTATTTAGAGCATTTATAGAAGGCTCACAAGAGCCATCTGGCACCATAAACATCACCAACGCCTCTACCACATATGCTCGTATTACGCTGGGCGACAATCAAACGCT